CTGGATGACTTCCTGGGTGACGGCCTGCGCGTAGCCCGTGACCGAGCCGACGGCCTGGACGTGGCCCATGTTGGCGCCCTGCTGCACGTACGTGCTCGTGCTGACTGGCCGGGCGCCACCGTCGGGCACCGCGCCGCCGGACACGTTCACGGTGCGCTGGTTGAAGTAGTACGTGGTGCTGTTGGTCTTCTTCGTGGAGATCGCCCGGCACCAGGGCGCGAACCGGCGCTGGTACTCGACCAGCAGCGGGTCGATGATCTTCGGGACGAACGGGGCTGCGCCGGCGGCGGTGAGCGCCTCGCGGATTTCGGACATGGCTGTATCGCCTTCCGTGACGGTGGGGTGTTCGGATGGGACCGTCGCCGCCAGGGAAGGCACCAGCGCGAGGGGCGCTGGCGGTCAGGGTGGATCGGGCGGGCGGCAGTGCGTGCCGCCCGGCGGTGCTACCTGCGGCCGGGGGCCGGGTAGGCAGCGGCGGCCAGCGCGGCGAGGTCGGCGCCGCTGGCCTCCTGGAGCGTCTTGGTGGTGCCCGGCGCCTGCTCGGCGATGGCCTCCAGCAGGCCCTTTCGGCCCGTGCCGGCGCCGGTCTTCTCGGCCGCGGCCTGACGCAGCGGGACCAGGCGCTCCTCGATGAGGCGCTCCATGATCTGCTCGTCGGTCTCGGTGACCGACAGGCCGGCCTTCTGCGCGGCCTCGGCGACCTTGGACTCCGCCAGGGCGGTCAGGCGCGCCAGGCGCTGGTCCGCGGTCTCCGCCACGGCAGCAGCCGGGGCAGCGGTCTCGGTGGCCGCAGGCGCGGTCTCCGCGGCGGGCGCGGGGGCCGTCCGGGCCAGCAGGGCGTCGAACTGCTCCTGGGTCAGGGTGACGGATGCCGGGGGCGCAGCCGCGGTCTCCGTGGTCGTGGTGTCGCTCACGGCTTCCTCCTCATCGGGCGCGGCTTCTGCCGCAGTGCCGTCCGCCTCGGTGGCGGGCGCTGTGTCGGTGGCGGGTGGTTCCGCCTCGGTGGTCTCGTCCTCGGCCGCGGTCTCGTCGGGCGCGGCGTCTCCGGTGGCGCCCGCGACGTCGATGTCGCCGTCCATGTCCGGGTCCAGGGCCGCCAGGGCCTTGCACGCGGCGTCAGCGGCGGCGCGCAGGACCGGGTCGAGGTCTTCGGGGTCCAGGGAGCAGCTCGAGATGGTCAGCGACGTCGGGCCGTTGCTCGCGGTCAGGCAGTACGACCCGGCAGTGCCCGGGCTGGGGTAGTCGCCGGGCCACCACTCGGCCACGGCCTCACTGACCGAGGCAGGCTCGCCGACGAGCCACCCGGACTCTGCGGCCACGGAGATGCCGAACTTGCTCATCGCGGCCTTGATGCGGCCCTTGATGCGCTTGAGCTGGTTCGCCGAGTACTTGCCCGCGTTGTCCTTCTGGTTGATATACGACCAGGCACTTTTGGCATGAGCCTTTGAATCTAGTGGATACCTGGACTTTTTGTCGCTCTGATAGCCCGGATCGGCATAGGTGACACCGCCATAGGGCTTGCTTGAATCAGCCAAAATTGTCAGCCCCTTTTGGTAATGTAGGCTCATGCCAAGAGGTCGAGGACAGAAGCCAATGCCCATCAGTGCGGGCACCATGTTCGGCACGCTGGAGATTGTCAGCGAGATAGAGCGGCAAGGTCACAACCGGCGATTCAACTGCCGATGCATAGGCTGTGGCACGACCGGGATGAAGTGGCTATCGAACCTGCTCCAGGGCAAGTTGACATGCACGGTGTGCACGCCATGGAGCGAGATCACCAAGACGGCGCGCGAGAGTGTGCTCGCCACCCGGAGGGCACGCTCGCAGGAATCCGACGACGGCCGCATCTGCCTGACGTGCAACGAATGGAAGCCGTGGAGCAAATTCAGCAACGACCTGCGCCGCGAGCGGGGCAAGGCGTCGAACTGCATCGAGTGCGCTCACTGGCGCACCGTCAAGGCCGCCTACGGAATAACCCGTGCCGAGTGGGAGTGGCTGTACAGCCTTACGGAGGGCCGATGCACGCTGTGCGACGAAGACGACCCCGTCAACTTCGCAGTTGACCACGACCACTCATGCTGCGGGAACACGCGCGCTTGCAAGAAGTGCATCCGGGGGATGCTGTGCAGGAACTGCAACATGATGATCGGCAAGGTCGAGCAGAAGCCGGCCCTCCGGCAGCGCTTCGTGGATTACCTGGACGGGACGCGCCCGTTTCAGTCATTCGGCGCAGGTGACGCAGTTGCCATCCTCAAAGACGTGGACGTTCAGGCCGAGCACGTCGCCTAGTTCCTGAACCTGCCGCTTCTGCGTCTCGGTCAGTTCTGGACGCGGGCCATCCTCGCGAGTTTCGCCGGCGTCCTCGGTAATGGTGGTCACTCGCGCCTCCTGGACGCTCTCGGTGATGAGCACTCGCTCCGTGGTCTCCGACCGGGCGCCGCCGCGCGTCCAGGAGAAGCTGTCCACCTGCGCCCCGGTCACCCCGGGCGTCTTGGTGTAATCCAGGCCGGACAAAGAGAGCGAATCGCCCGTCTCGCAGTCCTCGCCGTCCGGCCCCTTGACCTTGCGGACGGTGCCCTTCCAGAAGCCCCGGATCGAGACGCCCTTCAGGAACGCCGGCTTGCCATCGCTCGTGTCGAGGAGGCTGGCCACAGTGCGCCCGTGCTGAGTGTCGGCCAGGTCGGCCGTGAACCGGGCGTTCCCGTCCTCGTCCAGCGACATGGACCGGATCCGGCCCACGATCCGGTCGCTCGCATCCTCGGCGCCGTGGTGCGTCAGCATGGACAAATCGGCGCCCGACTCGATGGCGGACTGGGCGGCCGACACCATCGCGGCGATGACCGGAGCCGTGTAGAGCCTGCGGTTGGCCGATACGCCGGGGCGGATGGCCACGCCGCTCACGGTTGCGATGGTCTTCGCCACGCCGCCTCCTTCGCTGGTGAGAAGCGGGCTAGGAGTACGTGATGGTGAAGGCCGGGCCGCTGGCCACGTTCACGACGGTAAGGCCGTTCGCCAGCGGGGCATCGAAGGGGAAGTTCGTCCCGACGGCGGTGCCGCCCGGGATGACAGCGACGATCGTGCCCGAGCCGGCGGTGTTGTCGTAGATCGTGGCGTTGTCGGTGGCGGTCCCGGCGGTGGTGACGACGACACGGGCCACCCGCCCCGGGCCGGTCTTGAGGACGGTCGTGGAGGCGCCAGCGGCGATGGCGGCGACGCCGGTCGGCTCGACCGCGTTGCCGGCAGTGTCGACCTGGGCCTGGAAGGTGATGGGTGCGAAAGCCATGGCTGAAGCTCCCCTTTCGTGGGAGTGGCAGTTACTTGGAAGGGGGCCGTCAGCGGCCGAACAGCGCGATCTGGGTACCGGTGACGCTGGTCGAGGTAAGGCCCGACCAGGACACGCGCGCCCAACGGGGCAGCACCAGGTAGGAACTCGCGGAGCCGCCGTGCAGGCCGCCGGCGACGGTCTTCGATCCCGCCGCGGCGAGGGATGCGGTGGACAGCACGGCGGCGAAGGCGTTACCCAGGTCGTCGAAAATGTCGAGGCTGACCACGAACGCGGGCGTCCCCGTCACGCCGCCGACGGTGACCATGAGCACGACGTCCGTGGTATCGCGCAGGTCGATGGCCGTCGCGGCGCTGACCTGCGGGAACAGGTTGCCGGAACCAAGCCCGGCCCAGTTCCCCGAGTTCCCCGCGGCGCTGAGCGTGGTGCCGTCACCTGATGCGGTGAGCGACCACAGGAGCTTGGCGAACGGGTACAGGTTCGACATCTAGGCGGCCCTCCGCTGGGTGATGTAGGCGGCGTACATGTCGAACCGGACGGAATCGGTACCTTCGGACAAAGGGCTGCAACGGCACTTAATGTGGGCGGGCATCTCGGGGAAGGTCCCCGGAGTCCACGGGTTCTCTTCCTCGTATTTGTCGCAAACTGGACAGACCCGGTCGTCCCCCGCCGTGACCCAGAGGACCCGCTCGACCTGCGCGGCGTCGTAGACGGCCAGCCACGCCGAGGACAGCGACGCGCCCATCGCGTGGTGCAGGTAGGCCGTCAGCGCCTTCGGGTCGCGCAGGTAAGCCCGGGCGAAGGCTTCCATCGCGGCAGCCGTGCCGCCCGCGACTGCCATCCCGGTCAGCGCGACCGCGAGGTCCGTGGCGCACCCGGCGATGACGGCCGCTGCGACGACCTCGGCGCTCCCCTCGGGCGCGGCCTGCTTCTGCCCGTCCTGCTCGGCGGCGTCCCAGTCGAACTGCTCGTAGCCGGCCTGGGATGCGGCCACCGCGAGCGCCGCGGCGAAGCCCTCGGCGGCAGCCAGCCCGAGGGCGGCCGTGATGTCGTCGAGGAACACGGCGAACCCCGGCTGCCCCGGCAGGATCGCGAGCATGCCCGCCGCCAGGGACAGCGCCAGCGCCCTGAGCTCGGCCTTGTGGTACCTGGCCGACGCCTGGGAGTCGCTGTCGGTGCCGAGGGCGGGCGAGCCGTCCCCGGTCATCCCGGCCTGCCTGCGCAGCGCCGTGACCATCAGGCTGACGTCGAGGCCGCGCAGGAGCTTCCGCCATGCAGCCAGGATCCCCACGGCGCTCAGGGCGTACAGGTCGTCCTGCCGCTTGTAGACGTCCGCCCACACCCCGGTCAGCGCGCCCAGCTTCAGCGTGGCCTCTGCGACGTCCGGGCCGGGCTCGCAGGTCACTCCGGGCATCAGCTGATGATCTTCGGAACGAACGGCTTCGCCTCGGCGGCCGTCAGCGACCCGTCACCCGGCATCCCCGGAGCGGGGTTAGTGCCGGGGATCTGGTATGGCTGCTCCTGCACGGGAGGCTGGCTCATGCCGCGTCCTCCTCGATGGTGCGCCACCGGGCGAGCGCCTCGCGGAACCGGGCGTGGTAGGCGGCGCGGAACGCCTCGGCCGGATCGCTGGGCTCGTCGTCCTGGTCTCCGCCGGCCTGCCCGTCACCCGTAGGCGGCTGGCCGGGAACTGCGAGCACGGGAGGCGGCGGCTGCTCCGCCTTGGTGACCTGCGCCGCCGAGATCGCTGACAGGTCCCGGTACAGGACCATCTCCTGGCGGTTGACGATGAACGCGTCATCGCCGCCCTCCACCGGAGGCTCGTCGATGTCGGACGCGTACCGGTTGCGGGTCCAGGACCCGTTGCGGAGCCGGATGTCGCGGATCTGCTCGACGGTGAGGGAGTCCCGGTAGTCAACCTCGCCGAACTTGGAGTGCCAGTCCTGCACCCCGAAACCCTGCACGGCGATGTGGAAGTTCAGCTTCTCCAGCACGATCGCGCCGAGCGGGTCGCAGGTGTTGATATGGAACATCCGGTGCTGCGCATCGCCCGTGCCGCCGCCGAGGTTCCCGGACTCGATGATGCCGGCCTCGGCGGGCGGGACCCCGTAGCCGGCGACGATCTCGTCGCGGCTGTCCTTCTTCGCCGCGAGGGCGTCGGCGAGCTTCCCGGACTGGAGCTCGGTCAGGGTGCCGCCGCCGCGGGTCATCCACGGGTTCCCGATGTTCCTCGACCCGATGTTCTGCACGGTGGCCTGGTTGCGCCACTTCTCCGCGTCAGCGGGCGAGACGCTCACGGGCAGGTCGGCGTGCACCGTCGGGGGGAGGCCCTTGCGGAGCATCTCTTTCGCCGTGCCGTGCGCGAACAGCCACGCCGCGATCGGGCCGAGCATCGCCTGCGTCGGCGAGATGCCGAACACGCCGGGGCGGGCGCTGTCGAGGCTGATGTGGATGATCTCGCGGGGCTCGAACTCGGCGCGCTGCCCGAAGTCCGTCACCTGCACGTACTTGGAGATGACGCCGTGCTCGTCGGCGTCCGGGTACGTCGTGGCGACGTCCTGGTTGTACAGGGCAACCGGGGTCGGCCCCGACCAGCACACCTCGAGCATGGCATCGCCGAACACCAGCAGGTCGGCAATGACGTTCCGGAGCAGTTGCCGGATGTCCTGCGTGGGGTTGCAGAACGCGTAGAACCGTTCCAGGGCGACAACCGCGGGCGGCTTGTCCGGGGCTTCCTGGTCGCCCTCGCCGTCGTCGGAGTCCCAGTCGCTGACGATGCCGCCCGCGGTGATCGTGCGGGCGATGGCCTGCACGCTCGTCCACGCCCACGGGCACGTCAGGTAGGCGTCATTCAAGTCCGACATCATCGACCGGCGGTCAGAGCCGGTCGATGCGCCTATGGCCTGGGTGTTCTCGTTGATGCCGCCCTGCGGGACGCCGGGGATGTAACCGGTGCGCGGGGGAAGCTGGTTGAAGCCCGGGCCGGCATCCGACGCGGCAGGCCGGCGGCGGAACGCGGGCGGGACGAGGCTGGAGAGGGGCACGCGCAACCCTCCCGGCGCTCAGGCTAGCTGCGTGGTCGGCGGTGGGCCGGGCGTCAGGACGGGGTGCTGGCGGTCGTGCAGTCGCATCCCCGGCACTGGCAGTCGCAGTCCAGGTCGCACGAGCAGTCATCCGCCGGCCCGCAGCAGCGATAGCCGCGGCCTGCCTCCATCGCCTGCCTCCTAGGCCCAGGGTGAGCGCTGCACGGTCGCGCGGGGCTCGTCGTCGGTGGCGCCGTCCAGGTAGAACGGTGCGCCGTCGTCCGGCGGCCGCACCGCGAACTGGCCGAGCGGCTGGAGCTTCTCCGCGACGGACTGGCCCGGGACCTCGCCGAGGATGGGGAAGTCCGGGCCGGTGCCGAGGTTGATCAGGAGGTAGCGAGCGCAGTCAGGAAGGTGATCTTCGCTCGTCGTGTCGGCGTCCTCGGGATTGCCCTTGGCCGCATGGGGGAGATCGGCCAGCGTGCGGTAGAAGTTCTCGCACGTGCTGAAGATGTGCATTCCGGGGCAGGTGCTCCAGCCGAGCGCGCGGTGATGCGGGCAGGCTGGCCGCTCGGCAAGGTACGAGCGGATCCGCTGCCAGCCCGTAACGCGTGATCCCGGCCCCTTGCCGGCCTTGGTGAGGTAGACGCCGTTCTCGGCATAGACATCCGCCATGACCTTGGCGTCGCCAACGACATTCCACATGGCGTCGTCGGCGAACCGGGAAGTGATGCGCTCGTCATCGGCCTCGGCGGCGAGGATGCGCCGGGCCTGGTCGGCCTCGCCGACCCCCGCGGAGTAAAGCTCGCGGTAGAACCACGCCCTGCCATCGGGGTCGACCGCGGCCCAGAGGACCCCCCAGGGCGCCCCGTAGCCCCAGTCGATGCCGTTGTAGCGCAGCCACGACTCGGGGAGCGCAATCGGCGCGATGACGTGCCGCTCCTGGGAGAGTTCCGGGAAGACCTGACCCGCGAAGACGTCCCAGTTGCCGTCAAGGAAGGCCGCACGCATCTTCGGCGGCAGCGCCTGGAGGTCCGCTGCGTACTCCGGGTTGACGTGCGGATTATCGCTCAGGCGGCTGGGGATAAATCGGACCGTCCGGCCGCGCGAGTCGATCGCTACCTTCTGGCCATAGTTGGTCTTGGTGATGAAGGCTTCTTTTACGTCGCCATGAGAAGCGCCGCCGGGGTTCGCTGATGAGCGGATGCCCAGAACCGGGATGTCCGCGCGACCCGACCGGAGGCGGGATTCCAGGAAGGAGATGACCTCCGCCGGCGTCAAGGTTCGTTCATCAAATACCAGAAGTTGGTATTGTCCGCCTTGTCGCCTTGTGGCGTCCTGCAACGTTTCCGCGTACCGGAACATGAGCAGCGAGTCATTGGGAAAACGCAATTCGAAGGAACTGGAATTCCAGACTGCACCAAGCGACTGCGCAAAACCCATCTGCGCGAGCTCGGCGATCAGGGATTCCTTCAGTTCAGGGTACGTGCGCCGGAAGGCCCCGACGCGGATACCGGGGTAGCGGACGCATGCCCGGATCGCCTCCGCTGTAAGGGCGCGCGACTTCCCCCCGCCCGCGCTGCCGCCGAAAAGTACCGAGAACTCAGTAGCTGCGTGGAATTCTGCCTGCTTGGGCGTCGGCACGTAACCGAGCAGCCCGAAGACGTCCACGGCCGCCATGCGCTCACGCTCGCGGCGGTCGGCCTCTCCGCGGAGCTGCCGCAGTTCCAGGAGCCGAGATGCCCGGACCTCGGCCAGGGACGAAGGCATGGCGCCTCCACGGCCCAGTCAGGCAGCGAACAAGGCGGCCTGCACCCACACGGACGGGGCGGATTCGCCCGCGCACGTCGCACCAGGCTGAACGATAAGCCAGGATGCTGCAACGTCTAGAACCAAGGCGACGCAGGAGATGTCGAAATACTCGCGGCCCCTGATGGGCTTCTCGCCCGCAAGTTCCAAGGCCGCCATCACCGCGCGCTCGGCATCGGGGGCTACGGTTCCCGGAAGCCCCGTCGCCAAGCGGACTACGTCGCGGTACCCCTGTGCGGCATGGGCGCGCAACCTAGGCCGGGGATCGCCTGACGTGATACCGAACTTCACGCCGGCGGGCCCCGTGACAACGTAGAAGGCATCCCACGTCATGCCCCTGCACGCCCGGCAGACGCCGCCACCAGCAAGAACGCTGGCAGGCCAGGGGCTGCACGAGTGCCCGGCGGCGCACCTCACGGCGTGCGGGCGGCCAGTACCGGCCCACGCCTCGTAGAGCGGCACTGCGCCGAGCTCCGCGAGCCGGGCACGGAACCTTTTCTCGACCGTCGCCGAGTCGCGTCCGATACACACCCGGCAGATTCCGTCACCGTCTCGGACGTCGTTCGGCCGGGGGTAAGACTCATGCCCGTTCACACACCGGACATGATGGCCGGCACCGGAGCCCCGGTACTGCTCATACAAGGGAGTGGCCCCGAGTTCGGCCAGCCGAGCCAGGAACGCCGCCTCGGCCGTATCCGGATCCCTGCCTACGCAGACTCGGCAAGGACCGCGGCCCATTTTGAGGCTGTCCGGGGAGGGCCGGCATTCATGGCCTGCCGAGCACCGAACGCGATGGCCAGAGGAGCTCTTGATGTACGGCTCCAGCAGCGTGGCGCCGAACTCGGCGAGCCGTGCGAGAAACTCGGCTTCAGCCACGGCGGGGTCCTTGCCCGCGCATGTTATGCACAGGCCCTGGCCTTGCTGAAGGCTATTCGGGCGCGGTCGGCATGCGTGACCCGAACGGCACGTTACGCGATGTTTGACCAGAGCGCCCAGCCATACGGGCTCAAGTAATTCCGCGCCCAATTCGGCCAGTCGCGTCCTGAAGGCACCTTCGGCTGCCAGCGACGCGGGAGAACGGATGGCCATGCCCAATGATCTCAGGGGGTACTGACATTCTCCCTGGTCAGCGGAAGCCCGAGCTGGGCATTCAGCTTGGCGATCTCGCGGTCGATCGCGTCGAGGCTGATGTACTCGTGGCGCTCCGGCGCGTCCAGCCCGAGGAGCCGGGCCTTGCGCTCGGCCCACCCGCGGATCGAGTTCCACGCCTCCACCGCCGTGCGGGGACGGTCGTGGTCGCGGGCCAGGCCCAGCAGGTCGGAGATCGCGTCGTCGATGAGCATGAGCTCCTCGGCGCGGTGCTCCTCGACCTGGGCGGCCGGGATCTCCGCGAGGGCCTGGGCGTAAAGCTGCTGGGCGCGCTGGCGGGAGATGCCCATGCGCTTGCCGATCTCGGCCATGGACAGGCGCTGGCGTCGCAGGCCGACGACCTGGGCGCGGCGCTCGGCCTGCTCGGCGGTCCGCTGGTTGGTGGGGATAGCTAGACCTCCTGACGCAAGTGGCGAGCCCGGCGTGGGCGCAATGTCGGATCTGGCGAGTACTGACCTGCGAAAACTCGGTAGATTGATCTTGGTCCGGGCCAGGTGGCAGCCCCGTCCAGCGTGCCCTCTGCTTGGAGCCCGGCCCTGGGGCCGCTCCTGAAACGGGGTGATGACTGCCCTTGGCCGGCACGCTCGACCTGGCCCGGCCGCCCTATTCGGGACCGGCTGCCATCGCCTCGATGAGCGGCGCGCAGTTCAGGGGCCGGTCGTCGATGGCTTCCCGCGCGTCCCAGCCCTTGCGTGCCGCAACCATCCCGGCCACGGGCCGCAGGGACCGCTCCAGGGCGCGCGCGCGGGCCTTGGCGGCCTTCCCGTCAGCGCACCCGAGGAGGGGGGCGATCTGCGCCCAGGTGGCCCCGTCGGCCTGGGCGATGCGGACGGTGCGCAGGCGCGTCGCGGCGTCGCGGATGTCGCGGGCGTTCACCGCTCGTGCCTTCCGTGCTCCCCGTGGTGCTCGCGGGAGTCATGGTGGCGGTGGGGGCGCACGAAGAACTGCCCCTCCCGGACCGCGCGGACGTTGCCTGCCGCGTCCGTGATCGTCGTCGTGGCGATCACGGGGAGCGGGGGGCAGTCACACGGCTTGTGCCACCACATCGCGGCTAGGCCGTGGTCTGGAAGACCGCGGTGCTGCCGTCGTCGGACGCGCTGGCCCACGTGCGGGCGCCCGAGTCGGTGGTGGAGACCACGTCGCCGGCCGGCTGGGGGGTGTTGACGGTGAACGGGGCGGCGAGGGTGGCGACCTGCTCGCCGGCCGCGTTGGTGATGACCGTGGTGGCGCTGAACGGCACCGGGACCGAGCTGGGGCTGTCGGCCACGTAGACCACGGTGAAGGTGATCGGCTCGCCCTGGTCGTAGGTGGCGTCGGGCGCGTCGAACGTCTGCGAGGTGATGCTGGCCATGGCGGAATCCTTCCGGGTGGCGCGGAATGAGGGTGGGGTCAGGCAGCTACGCGGGTGAATCCGCGGAGCTTGTGTTCCGCCTTGGCCACGGCGAGGGCGGTGTAGACCGGCTGCCCGCCGGGATTCAGGCCGGCGCGCTCAAGATGGCCGCGCCGTTCCCAGGTGCGGATGCGCTCGACGTCCACGTGAGCGACCTCGGCAGCTTCCTGCCGGGTGAGCAGCATCTCCGGTCCGGTGATGACCATGAACGTCACCTCCAGGCAGCGCAAAATGCCCTCTCACCAGCGGTTTCCTGGCGGAGGGCATAGATCTTCCCGCTCAGCATCGGGCGCGCCCACCCTGTTGTCAAGTCACACCGCTCAGGCGGCGTCAGAAAGCGCGGCGTAGTCCTCGAGCGAGAGCATCCGGCCGCAGTCCTCGTCGCGGCAGACGACGTACGGGGCGCCGTCCTCGCGCCAGAGGGTGAACAGGCTGCACCGGGGGCAGCGCTGCTTCATGTGCTTCAGGCCGGCGCCCGAGCTGGTCTTGCTCGTGAGCTCGCGGTGCCACTTGCGGGTCTCGGCTCCGAAGTCCGCGGCGACGTCCTCGTTGAGCAGCAGCCGCTCGAGGTGCTGCACCAGCCACGCCAGGATCGTGGTCAGCTCGGTGGCCAGGTAGCCGCGCCGTGCCCGCGGCTCGTCTCCCCGGGCGACCGCTTCCCAGTCGCGCGCCCAGGAGGTGAGCTCGTCGATGTCGTCCATCGCAGGCGACGGGCTGGGGGTGCCCTTGGTGCCGCCTACCCGGCCGGGGCCGTCTGCGGGCTGGCTGCTGCCGGGCAGCTGGGACATGCGGAGGGCGGCGAGGTCGTCGAGTTCGGCGAGGGCGGTGCGGATCGAGGCGGAGCACCGGCCGCAGAACACGGGCTCCCCGTACCAGGGGAGGATGGCGGGGGGGGCGGGGGCCTGCGGGGGTTCCTGGCCGGCCAGGAGGCACCTGATCGCCTCGGCGTGCCTGGCTGTGGCGTCATCCCAGAGTGCGCGTGCCCTCCGGTATGAGTTGTTGCACGGACCAGGGCACTCGGCTGGGACCACGGCCACACCTCCGGGGGAGCGCTGCTGCAGGTCAGGCTATCTTGCCCTATCCGGAGAGTAAGCGGGCCGTCACTCCCCGGCTACACCGGCAGGGCTAGGCGAACCAGTGGTCCAGGGCGCTCATGAGGCCATCGTGGATGTCCTGCACGGTCTGGCCGATGGCCTCGCCAATGCGGTGCAGCCAGCCGCTCACGGGGCTCCCTCGCACTCGTCGTCAGGCTCGTCGTCGAACGGGCCGAAGTGGATAACCTCGGGCCGCTGGCGGCTGCCGATCGCCGCGCCGGTCATCGTCCAGGTTGAGCCGTCCAGACCGGCAATGGGCATCGGCGCGGGGAACTCCACGGCGACCCACTCCACCGGGACGGAAAGGGTGACGCCGCCGCGGTCGTGCTCGGCCTGGTCCTCGCAGGGGCAGTCCAGGCAGACGCAGAACTTTGCGGTCCGCGTGGTGCACTGGTCGCAGGGGCACTGGCACAGGCCGTCCGGGGCGAAGTGCCCGGCGACGTGGCCGTTCATCGGCAGGCCGATCGCGCTCATGCCCTCAATCCTATCGAATCGCCGCAGGTCAGACGGCTGAAATGGCCGCGTGCCACCCGCTCGCCAGCAGCGCCGGGTCGGCAGCCTGGACAGCCAGGACGGCGAGGGCGAGCACCAGGGCCGGGAACACGAACATGGTCTCTGGTCGCGTTCCTGTCGACCACGCAAAAGGCTCGGGCAGAAAGTGCACCCGGTACTGGCAGGGCCAGAGCCAGTTGACGCCCGAATCGGTGCAGCTGTCGAGCGCGGCATGCACGAGGCAGCCCAGGAGCACGGCCAGCGGGATCAGGGCGAGCCCCCAGCCGAACCAGATGACCGCCGCGGACACGAGGATGCCCGTGACGTCCGCGATGTGGCTGCGCGTCACGTGCAGGGCTTCCAGGCCGGCGGAGACGCTCAGGGTGATGAGCAGCGCCAGTCCCGCCATGCCGGCGTAGTCCCCGCGGAAGTGGCAGGCCAGGAGCGCGAGCCCGGTGAACGCGGCAACTCCGATGAGGCTGTGCGTCGCATGCCTGTGGCCGCCGCTGACCTTGCGCACCAGGTGGGACACCGCGCCGGAGATCAGGCCGAGCGAGCGCGCGCCGGTCGAACCGCAGCTGTCCAGGTCGAGCAGGAGCGCCATTCCCGTGGTCAGGCCCGCGAGCTCGGCGTCGTGCTTCAGCGTCATGTGGGTGAAGACCCCGACGCCCAGGCCGAGGACCGTTCCTGAAAGCGCATGGACGCGGCCGGTGCACATGGTCGTTCTCCTTGGTCGGTTCGGGTGGAGGCCCGGCGGCGGCTCGGTCTGGATCCGCACCGCCGCCGGGGGTTCATGGGGTCAATCTCGGCTGAGCCAGCCAGCCATCTCGCGGCTGACAGACAGCAGGTTGCGGGGCTCTGCGGTAGCGCGTGCGGCCAGGACGACGGCCAGCCTGCGGCGATTGAACGTCACGTCGTCGTCGGCCTGCTGGATCCACTCGGCGACCTGCTCGGCCGGGCGGAACAGGGATGCGAGGTCAATAGGCGACTCGGCTGCCGGGCGCAGCATCGACGTGATCGCGGACATGGCCAGCGCCCGCGAACTGATCGGCCCCTGGATGTCATGCAGCATCTCGGAGTACCTGCCCTTCTCCTGTGTACTCCCAGGACGGGAGCCATTTCGGCGAGCCTGGCACGGCGTGCGGGACGCGGGCCGCGTTGGCGATGTCCTTCGCGAACGCCGCGTCGAGCGGCAGCAGGCCGCCCATCTCCGCTGCGTCGACCTCGGCCTCTTCCTCGCCGACCCACACGCTGCGGAACGTCGCAGCTGACCGGTGGTCGACGGAGTTGATGTAGCCCAGTCCGCCGATGTCCGATGGCAGGTGGAACGGCTGCCCCTGGATCCCCAGGAACGTGGCGTTGAGGTTCTCCGCGCTGCGGAAGGCCACGGCCTGCATCGCGGCGAGGGACTGGCGCAGCGCCCGGGACTTCATCTCGGCCAGGCCGGCGAGCTGGTTGCCGACGACCAGCGCCATGCCGGCTTTGCGGCCCAGCTTGCCGATCTGGGACAGGATGTACTCGGCCTCGCCTGCGTAGTCGCGGTGCTGGAGCAGCAGGTGCATCTCGTCGAGGATGACCAGCATCAGCGGCAGTTCCCAGGTGGGCCGGAACCGGCCGACGCCGCGGATCTCGCGGCCCTTGGAGTCGATCCAGGGCGTGTTCCCCAGCCGGGCCGAGCGCTTCAGCAGCGCCGCGTACAGGGACCGCAGGGCCGCCATCGACGAGTCGGTGCCCAGGGCGGTGAGGTCTACGCGGCCGGTCCAGCCGGGCAGCGACTGGGCCTGCGGGTCGAGGATCCACCGCCGGATCAGCCGGCGGCCCTCCGCGTCCACGGCCACCCCGGCCTCGGCCAGCAGCAGCGACAGGAACCCGGACTTTCCCGAGCCGGTGGAACCGGTGGCGATGCAGTGCGCGGCGCCGGAGCCGGGCTTCCAGAACCGGTACCGGGCAGGCTCGCTGTCGCCGAACCAGCCGGCGGTGATGATGCCCTCGTCCAGGTCGAGCGTGGAGCCGGCCCACATCTGGGCCTCGGTGAACTGCCGCGAGTTGGTGATGACCGACACGTCGGCGCGGGACCGGGAACGTGACCTGCCGTGCTCGACGGCGACCTGCTCCCACGGCACGTCGTAGAGGGAGCAGATCCGGTCGTGGACCTGCGACACGCTGCCGGTGGTCTGCTTGCCGCGGACGAGCTGGACGCCGAGGCGGAACCCGTTGGTGATCGGCGAGAACGCCACGACCTCGGGCTCATGGCCGGTCTCGGCCTTATGGGTGCGGGCGGCCATCTCCAGCAGCGGCCCCTCGGCGCTGAACTTGCAGTCGCCGCCCTCGGGGCACCAGGCGTAGCCGCCGGGGTCGGCGAAGGCGAGCGGGCCGTCTTTCAGGCAGAACGCCTCGCGGAACGCGGCGACCTGAGGGGGGATGTGCGGACCGCGGGCCGGCTCGACCGAGGCCTGGGGTTCGTGCTCGCGGAACCGGCGGCGCTGCGCCCGCAGCCACGGGGCGGCGGCAATAGCGCCGCCGCCAAGGAGAAGCCCCTGGGCAAGCGGGCTGCTCACGCCGGCCGCTGCGCCGGCGAGAGCCGTAGCGGTCCCGGCACCCCAGTAGCCGGCCGCCTGCCACTGGACGCTGCGGTGGCGCTTGCGGTTCCGCCACGCCAGCCGGGCGCCGATGACGGCCGAGGACGTCCCGATGACATACGCGGCCCACGGGAACGGGATCAGGTGGCCGGCGAGCGCTGCGCTGTCGGCTGCGGCGATCCACGCGGGCGCGGCGAGGTAGGAGTGGTGGTGCACCATGGACGCAGGCCGGAACTCGGCAAGGCGTGCAGCCTTCTTCTCGGCCAGCGCCTGCGCCGCGCGGATATCCGCCAGCGCAGTCTCCATGCGCTTCAGCTCAGCCGGGCCGAGCGCGGTCTTGACTGCCATCGAACTTCCTCCTTCCGTGTCGTCTCGCGGTTCCCGGCCTCCGGGGAAAGCCGCCAGCCGTGAAGCTGGCGGCCACCCTGGCTGTCGGGGCAGCCCTTACGCCTCGACGTACCAGGGCGTATCGGCGACGTGTTCCTGGCCCCCGGCGGCGGCGTGAGCGTCGGCGATGTCGGTGTGGACGCCGCCCAGCAGCGCGCCGGACTGGTCGGCCAGGCCACTGAGCTCGGCCGCCTGCTCCTGCATCTGCTCGAAGTGAGCGATGACGTTGGGGTCGGCGTTCTTCGACAGCAGGTTGCCGATGATCCCGTCGATCTGCGCGGTCAGGCTGCCGGCGAGGCCCTTGAGGGCGCTGGCCGCGCCCTTGGTGCTGGCCAGGTCGGTGCCGGCATCGCCGTCGACCTCGGTGCCGGTGTTGAACCCGTCGGCGGTCGGGCGGATGCCAATCACGGTGTCTTCCATGTGGGTGTCTCCATTCGGGTTGGCGGTGTCGTCTTCGGAAAGGGCTGTCTCGTCGGGCGGCTCGGGGTCCCCGTCGTGGAATGCCGTGTCCCATACCTCGCCGGGACGTGGCTCCACGACGGAGGGGGCGTCCGGGTTCTCCCAGTCGGCCGGAAGTGGCTCGTCCCAACTGTCGGCTGGCGCGGCCGTCTTCTCGGCCTGCGCGCAGTCAATGTGCGCCAGTCCGTCGTTCGGCCGGGCATCCAGGTCTGTGCCGCAGAAGATGCACTGCGGGTCGCGGCGGCCACGGGCGATCCCCGCAGCCTCCCCGGCCCCGACCGCGCCCCCGCCGGCCGGGAGGCCGGCCTCGGGGTCGGCGAACACGTTCTCGGCGTCCCCGAATGCCTCGTCGTGCGCCTGGCGGTAGGCGTGGTAGCGAGCCCGGGCGCCCTCGCGGACGGTCTCGGCGCGGGTACGGGCTGCCTTGTGGGCCAGCCACCCGGCATGCAGCCCGGTGCGAGCGACGGGGAAGCCGTGGAAGACCTCCCCGGCGATGTAGCCCAGGGCGTGATGGCGGGCGATGCGGCCATGCTCCGCCTCGGGGATGACGCCGCCCGGATACTGGCGGGCGACCTCGGCGACGCGCGCCGCCCGGGACCGCCGGTAGTCGGCCTTCACGTGGTCGTACACATCCCTGAACGCGCAGCCGACCAGGAAGATGATCAGGATTTCCATGTCAGCCGCCGTTCACGAACTGCCCGACGGTGGCGCCACCGCGCTGCTCCAGGTGGGTGACGCCGCTGGCGACGGACCCGCCGAGGCTGCCGCCGAGGGTCACGATCATCACCCCGAACGCGAAGGCGACGAACGGGGTCCGCTTCGGGTGCGTCTTGTTCTTCTTGTGAACCTCGTGGTAGAAGGCGATGGCCAGCGCCACGAGCAGCGGGAACCCGATCGAGACCCCCAGCAGGGACCAGTGCAGGACGCCCGTCAGGGACAGGATGAGGGCGGAAAGCCCGACCCCGGCGAAAAACAGGCACCAGCAGGCGAACCGGAATGCCTTCCGGTAGAAGAACCCCAGCAGGAGGCCCACGATTAGCAGGGCCGCGCTGAATGACGTGATGGACATTGCTTACCTCCGTCTCCTGACGGTCAGGCCACGGCCGCGATGATCACGGCCCCGGCGATGAGAAGGACGAGCCCGATCCGGACGGGCCGGGCGAACAGCCATGCGAGGCCGTAGAGCAGCGCGACGACGGGGATGCCGACGCAGTACCCGTAGGCCCGGCCGGCGGCGCGGAGCCACTCGGCCTCGTGGTGGTCGGGCACCCATGCGGATGCCCGGTAGTAGGCGGCGATGTGGGCGATGGACGGCGGCTCGTCGGTGAGGACGGTGCCGGGCTGGGACATGGACTTGCGGGCCGACGCCGTGACCATCCCGGCCCAGTGGCGGAGGGTCACGGCGACGACGTCCCCGGCCGTGACCGTCAGGCCCGGCATCTGCGGGGTGTCAGCGGAAGCGTCAGCCTTGGCGTCAACGCTGGCGTCAGCCGGGGCGTCAGCGGGAGCGTCAGCCCCAGCGTCAGTCACCGGGGCGTCAGCAGCGTCGGCGTCCGGGCCGTCATCGGCCGGCGGGACAAGGCGCAGCGCGGGCTCGCTCACCTGGAGCCTCCCTTCGCGCCCGGGATCTGCCGGGCGATGTCGTGGAGCTGGGCACCGAGATCACGGCGCCATTTCTCGGCCCGGGCCGCGTCGAGGCGCTCCAGGTTCTTGAGCCGGGCGAGCACGTGATCCAGGCCCGACTTGAAGGCTTGCGCCCCGGTCTGTGCTGATTCCGAGGCGGCGGTGTGCCTGGCCGCGCTCCTCGCCGCCCGGGCCTGCTGTCGGCCGGGACGGGTAGGCTTCTCGCGCGCGCCCGCACTAGCAGGCGCCCCCGCTAGTGCTTGCGCAGGCGTTGGGGTCTCAGGTGAGGCTGGCTGCGAGGTGAACAGCGGCTCGCGTCCGCCGGTTACGGGTGTCATCGGGTCGCCTCCTCGGTCTCCTTGCGCCACTTGATCGCGTTCTGCCGGCCCAGGCTCGACGTGGACGGGTCCAGGCCGGCCGCGCGCATGAGGTCCGCGCCCGACGGCTGCCGGCCCTCTGTGGCCTCCCGGTCCCAGAAGGCGCGCATCACGTCCGTGGCACTCAGGCTCCCGTCCGCCGGCGCGATGGCCCCCGAAGGCGCCGCGCCGTTCGCGAGAGCAAGCCGCGGGGTGCCGGAGGTGACGCTTCCCGGCGGCAGGGTGACGATCTGGGCGTTGCGCCGGGCCAGTTCCGCCTGACGCTCCTCGCGCCGCCGGCGGCCAGCCTCGGCCTGACGCTCCTCTTCCTCCTGACGCTCGCGCTGGGCGGCCAGGGCGGCCTGACGCTGACGCTCGGCGGCCTCGGCAGCCTGACGCCTCGCCTCCGCGGCGAGGTGACGGCGGCCGTCCTCCGCGGCCCGGCGCTCCATGAGCGAGATGGCCAGAAGCAGGAACGCGCCGGGCACCAGGGCCACGATGACGCCCCACGTGTCGACCTGCGCGCCGGCGACGTTGCCCGCCAGGGTCAGCAGGATCCCGCCGCACATGACCAGCGTCGGCCACGACGCCCAGCCCTTCCGCTTGCGCCCGATGCGGGCGTCACGCTGCCGCTCCCGGGCCGCCATGTAGACGCCGAGGTCCACGCTGACCGCGATGGCCGGCGCGAGGATGCCCCGCTGGCCGTGGCTCGCCGCCAGGTGCACCCAGTGGTCGAAGCTCCCGCCGAACGCGATGAGGGCCAGGACCAGCGGGACCCCGTTGTCGGCCAGGAAGGTCCAGAACCGCCCCGACCCCTCGTGCTCGCCCATCACGGGCCTCCCGCAATGGACAGGAGGCTGGCGTGAACCCCGACCGTGGCCAGGATCTCCCCGGCCGCCTCGTCGCCCAGGATGACCGCGGCCTTGTAGAACCGCGCGATCAGCCGCAGCCGGGCGTCGTCAAGCTCGGCGACGTCAGCGTCCATGGCGAGCTCGAACTCGGCGCGCTCGGACGGCGTGAAGCCGGCGGTGCTCATGACGACATCGGCTGCGGGGCGGCTCATGGCTTCCGCCGCCCCGCGCGGTCGATCGACACGATGATGAGGGCGGCGACCAGTCCGGCACCGCCGAGGATGCCCATGATGCCTGCGAGGATGATCATGACCGGACCGCCTCGATTCCGTGGGACTCATGAGCCCAGGACTTGGGGCCGATCCAGCCCAGCCGGTCACTGTCGGTGCCGGGCTTGCCGCACGCCGAGCAGTTCAGGGTGCAGTCCAGGTGGACGACGCCGTCGTGGGGACGGTCACGGAGCGGCTCGTTGCAGTCCGGGCACAGCGGCAGGTCGGGGCTCATGACCGGGCTCCCTTCGTCACGGTGGGGCGGTTGCGGCGGATGGCCTCGCGGAGCGTCTGGCGCTTGACGCGGGTGCAGTCGAAGGCCAGGACGACCGCGGCCTGGGGCCAGGTCCCGATCCCGGCGTGCTCGCCGTCCGGGCCGGTCATGTCCTCCAGCAGGACCCGGGCGGGCTGGTCGTACACCGAGGGGTAGAAGTCGGCGACAACGCCGCCGCTGCCGTCGGGGAGCTGCACGCGCCAGCCGGTGCGCGGACGGGCACGGCCGAGGCGGTCAGCCAGCCGGTCCCATGTCTCGCTGGCGAGGGCGACCAGGCCGGCCCAGGCGAGGATGCCCGTGACCCATCCGGCGGTGCCGTGGAACAGGGTGACGGTGACGTTCATGACTGCGCTCCTTCCTGGCTTGCGATCTGCTGGCTGTAGCCGTCCGAGTAGCCGTCGGCGTAGCCCTGTGCACGGTCGAGGGCGAGGGCATCGTCACGGTCGCTGGCGGGCCAGCGGGTCCAGTAGGCGGTCATCTCCATGTAGGCGTCCGCGTCGCCGCACCGGAACGCGTCCAGGTAGGCGTCGGCCGCTGCCCCCATGTCGGGCACGATGCCGGCCGTGGGGCACTGGTGGCCGGGCTTCCAGCGCAGGCCGCAGGAGGCGCAGGTGTTCGGGCGGGAGGTCATGACCTCGGCCCCGCTTCCAGCAGCTCCAACTCGGCGTTGACGGCAAACCGTGGGTGGAACGGCTCGGGGATGACCGACCCGTTCCACAGGTTGTTGGTCTCGATGTCCCGGCCGTCGCGGAAGCGGATGCGCCAGTGAGCGCCGCCGAACCCGCGGCTGGTGACGGGCAGCGAGGACATTGGCTCGGCGGCGTCGATCAGCCAGTACCAGGCCCGCTCGCCGCGGTGGTCGAGGGCGATCACGGCGCCGGGCTCGGCGGCCTTGGCGGCGAGGCTCGTCCAGTACTCCTGCTCGCGCTCCTCGCGGGAGCGCTGGCACTCGGCGGGGGAGATAGTCCTCATGACGCCACCTCGATCGTGAAGGAGTCGACGAACTCGGCGGACGATCCGCCGTCGGCGTCGCGGACCCACAGGTCGCCGTACTTGGCATCCCCGGGTGCGTGCTCGCGGACATCGGCGTGAGTGGCGGTGAAGTGGCGGGCGAGGATGACCTGCCCCTTGCGGCAGGCGGCCTCAAGGCTGCGGGCGGTGAAGTACTCGGAGGCCAGGACCACGGCGTGCGGGCTGGCGTCCTGCATGATGTCGATGCGGTACTCGCTCATGACGCGCTCCGCGCGTAGAACACGGGCACCGTGTGCCAGCGGGCGAGCCGGCCGTCAGCCTTGATCTGCTGCTCGCCGGCCTCCAGCACCACCGGGAAGCCGACCTGCGATTCGGTGACCAGGGCCAGTTCCCCGGACCGGGCACTGCGCGGCAGGTCCGCGCCGTCGTACTCGGGGGGGTCGCCAGCCTCGTGGGCGGCGGCGGTGCGGAGTGCCCAGAAGCCTGGCTCGGTGCGCCCGATGAGCCATCCGGGAGTCCAGGACAGGACGTGGGTGATGTCGGAGGCGGTCATTACGGCCTCCGCCTGCCTCGCCGGCGAACCGGCCGTGGCGTGTCGAGGAGCGCGGAAAGCTGCGCCGCGACCGCGCCGGCTGCCGCTGAGGCTGCCTGGGCGTAGACCGCCCGCTGCCACTGCGCCAGCGACTCCTCGGTGATCTCGCCGAGGTTCAGGGGCGGGAGCGGCGGAACGGGCGGCGAGGGGAAGTCGAAGGTAGTGTTCGTCACGGCTGGTTCCTCCGGGAGAGACGGTGGTGCTGGCTACCTGGGCCGTCACAGCGTCGGAAGCGCTGGGGCGGCCTTCATGCGCGATGGGGGTCATGACTAGGCCACCGCCCCGGCCTGCTGGCGCGATGCGCGCCACTCGCGGGCGAACTGGCCGAGCGAGCCGGTGCGGCCGGCGGCCATCTGGTCAGCGACGAAGCGGACCTGGCCGGCGTAGAGCTTGCGAACGCGGCGGGGGCGGCAGTAGTCGAGGTCGCCGTCGGAGAGGAGCTTGCCGATGGTGGAGACGCCGACGCCAAGCAGCGTGGCCGCAGCGCGCTGCGCCATGAACGTCTCCGCTGCACTTAGGTCGGACACTTCTGCTCCCTCGTTCTCGGCCTGTTCTCCCGTGCTTGTCTGTACGTAGTTAAGCATACCCAACTAGTTGTCGTCAACGGCACTCCTGGCGGTCTTCTGAACCCCGGGCACCGTGCTTGGCCCGTCCGGTCACCCATAGGTGACTAGGCAGCCTGCGGGCCGTACCCTTGGCGCATGTCAGACGTGCCGAAGTACAGGCAGATTGCCGCGAGCCTGCGCGACGACATCACGGCCGGGCACCTCAGGCCGGGCGACCAGATGCCCACCAAGGCGCGCCTGATGGCCGACACGGGCGTCGCCCTGGGGACGGTCGACCGGGCGCTCGCGGAGCTGCGCCAGGAAGGGCTCATCCGCTCCGAGCAGGGCCACGGCATATTCGTGGCCCGCGTGCCAGACCCCCCCGCTGACCTTCCCGGCCAGCTTGACGCGCTGCGCGGCGGCCTCGCCGACCTGCGCGGAGAGGTTGCCGGGCCGATGGTGGACCGGGTGGCCGCGCTGGAGGCAAACCTGATGGACCTGTACGCGAAGCTGGGCTTCGAGTATCCCCACGACGGTGCCGCTGAGGCTCAGGCCCCGAAGCGGCGAAGGGCGGCCGGGGCGTGAGCGCCGGGGACGGCGAGGTCGTCAGCCTCGCCGCGCGAGCCGGATACCGCCCGAACCTCGGAGCCCTGGCACGCGGCCACGTCGCCACCGCACGGGCCAGGACCGGGCTGTCCCTGGCCGCGTTCGCCGCCCGGCTCGGGCCGCTGCTCGGCTGGGACACCGACGGCCCGACCGTGAGGCGGTGGGAGACCACCACCACGCCCCCTACTGACGTGACGTTCGCCGCGATGCTGCTGGCGCAGGACGCGCCCGGAGACGTGCTGACCGTGCCGCTGAGCGCCGACGCCGCGCCGAGGGCGGCGGTCATGTCCGCCATCGGGTCCGCGCTGGAGCTGGCCGGGGGCGTGCGGCCCTACGGCGACCGGGCGATGGTCACCCGGGCCGAGTGGAACGACATCATCACCGGGTCGGCTGACCGGCTGTGGCTGTACGGCATGGCCGAGTTCGGGTACGCGAGCGACCCGGAGGTCCCCGGCATCCTCGCCGAGGCCGCGGCGGACGGGGCTGACGTGCGGGTCCTGCTGCTGGCCCCTGCCTACGCGGGCATCCCGCAGATCGAGGCCGACGAGGGCAGCCCGCCGGGCACGCTGGCCGCGCGGATCACCGCGTCGCTGGCCCGGTTCCGGGAGATGCAGCGGGCGGCGCCGGGAATCAGCATCCGGACCTACGACGCGCACCCCACGCTCAGCGTGGTCCGCGGCGACGGGGAGATGCTCGTCACCCCGTACCTGCGGTTCTTCTCCGGGTCCGCGAGCCCGACGTGGCGCCTGGACGCGACAACGGGGGGGCGCATGTTCGCCAGGTACGAGAGGCACTTCATCGACGCGTGGGACCGGGCAGCGGAAGGGGCGGCGGCGTGAGCTCAGCACCGGGGGGCGGCATGGAAGATGCCGAGCTTGCGCGCCGGGAGGTGCTGCTCGAGTCGCCGAAGCGGTTCGTCCGCGACGAGCTCGTCATGCCCGACGGCGAGCGGGTCGACTGGTTCTACGTGGACACCCCGCCGTCTGCCCTGGTGATTCCGGTGACGGCGGCGGGGAACCTGGTGATGGTCCGGCAGTACCGGTACAACCTCCGGGAGCACGTGACGGAGTTCCCGGCGGGGATCATCGCTGACGGGGAGAAGCCGGCCGACGCCGCGGCGCGGGAGCTGGCCGAGGAGACGGGCTACGCGCTGGAGCCGGGCGCGGTGCTGGAGCCGCTGGGGGCGTGGTACTCGCTGCCGTCGGAGACGACGAAGCGGACCCACGTGTTCCTGGCCCGGCCGGTGCGGCGGGTGGGCACCCCGGTCCTCGACACCGAGATCGAGCGGTACTTCGACATGTCCGTCGAGGAGATCCCGGTGGGCGAGGCGCAGGCGGCGCTGGGCACGCGGATCACGGGGTTCGAGACGCTGGCCGCGCTGCTGATGGCGCGCGAGGCGCTGCACCGGCCCTAGCGGCCGAGGTTCCGCCCGCGCTCCTCGGCGGTCCGCTCGGGCCGCGTCTCTCCCCACACCTTGGCCCCGCCGTGGATGACCCGGACGCCGAGCCGTCCCCGCTTCCCGTTGCCGCCGCAGGCCGTGCAGGAGCGCTGGGAGTACTTGTACAGCGCCCCCCAGTGCCGGCCCGTGCCCTTGCAGGGGCGGCAGCGTCGCCACGGGTGAAGGCGCAGCGAGATCAGGTAGGCGGCCAGCACGATGAGCGCGACGATGACGAGGTCCCCCATGCCGGCCATTGTCACCCGTTACCTAGATCAACGGGGCGTGCTGACGTGAAAGGCCGCCTCGCAGCGAATTGACGAGGCGGCCTCTGCATCCCGGCTGGGGACGTGGAGAAGGCTACCCGGGAGGTCCGACAGTCAGCGGCCAGTCCGGTGTGGCGTCGCCGCCGCCGGCGAAGGCGCGCTTCATCCCGAGCGGGTTGCGCATCTTGCCGTCGCCGCGGCCGTGTCGGGCGTTGGCGATCTCCGCGTCCTGGACCTGGAAGTCCACCGGGAGGCCCGTGGCTGCCTTCAGCCATGCGCTGATGGCCGCGCACAGCAGTTCCCACCGTTCGCGCGTCGGGCACACCGCGGCGAACTCGGCGGGGTCGAGCAGAAGGCGGACGTCAACGTCGCGGTAGGCGGTCGCACCGCCGAGCCCGGCCGTGCCGACCAGGTAAGGCGGGTTGCCGTCGAATGCGCGGCGGATCAGGTCGCAGGCCGCGTCGAGGTTGAACATCTCGCTGGTGGTCAGCAGGTCCGACCTGCCGGGGCTCATGCTGCGCTCTCGTACTCGTACTCGGCGCGCATGGTGCAGCCGTGGCCGCAGGATGCGGGAGTCCCGGCCATGTCCACGTACGGGCCGGCGGTGATGCTCCAGTGGCCGCAGTGCCAGCCGATCACCATGCGCGGCGGGGCGGGCCGCTGAGGGCCGTCGCTCATGCGGTCGCCAGCACGGCCGGGCGCCGCGCCACTTCCTTGTCAGCCTGGGCCGCCGCCGACTGCCTCAGCCGCTCGCTGGAGTTGAGCAGCAGGATGTGGCTGTAGCGGGAGAACCACTGGAGCTGGGCGTCGGCAGGCCACGACGGGTCGGGGGCACCGTGAGCGGCGGTGTCCCAGGGTTTGGGGTCGGCTTCGGCCGGGCGCGTGGCCTGGGACTTGTCGTCGTAGCTCATGCTGCCATTCTACCTGCGGCGATTACGTTACGTGTTGGTCTGGGCGTATGGCGCGACGGGCCTTCCCAGGAAGCGCTAAGATGTTCGATGTGCCTCCTAAATGAAGGCGCCCCCGGCCGCAGACTCCCATCTGCTGGCCAGGGGCTAAGCCACACCGAATGGACCGGTGGACCTGATGAACACCATAATCTTAGCGGCCCGCCATCCGGCCCGCATCTGGCGCACGGCGCCTCCTATTACCACCTCAGGGTGAGCCGCGAGTGGCGCCCGGACCCGAGTGGTACCGGCGCTGGTGCAAGGACAGGTGCGGCGACCAGGAGCATTGCTACAAGGCTCACGTCGCGATCCCCGAGCTCGGCCCGTCCAGGGGCAAGCCGGGAAGCCTCCGCTACCGCTGCCCAGTGCCCGAGCATGATGACCGCGGCTACCAGTGCTACGTCAACCCCGGCACCGGGCCGAACCCGTGCTGGATGGTCTGGCACTGCCTCACCTGCACCGACGAGGCCGTGCGCGCAGCGCTGTCCGCGCTTGGCATCGATGATGACTGCCTCGGGAGCTTCGGCACTGCGGGCTATACCGCGGACGTCCGGCAGCGCGACGACGCCGACGCCCGCCAGGCCGCGCTGCTCGCCGCCGCGATGGCCGACCAGCGGCGACTGCACGCGATCCTGCAACTGCCGGCCAAGCTCAGTGGCTATGAGACGCGGATGTGCCAGATCGTCATCTGCGGCACCGACGATGACCTGCCGCCGGACCCGGCCGTGCTCATCGGCTCCATGCCCTACGAGGTCGCGGCCGAACTGGCGCGCACGATCGGGGCGCCCGTGTCAACTAGCTACCGGATCGCGGGCCGGTGGTGTGCTGCTCAGCAGATGCCTGAGGCCGGCTAGTAATCCTGTACTCACTGCCCGGCGTAACAAGCAGTACTACCAGCCGGGAGCGGGAACCTGTCAAATCCGCAGGTCAGAGGCCATCGTTCGACGTCTAAGCACTCCCAGTCTGGGAAAACGGACACCGCTCATTCCCATTTTGGGAATCGTGAGGCACCGAAGCTTTCCCATTTTGGGAATCCCGACATACAGGACAGCGATCACTGACACCCCAGAGAGAGGATGCAGGTCATGACCACCACCACCGACACCCCCGAGAACTGGAAGCAGCCCTACGAGGGCGTGACCGGCACCGCCCGCGAGGATGACCTGCTGAGCCTGGAGGAACCCGCGGTCGCCGTCCGCAAGCTGTTCGCCGGCCTTGCGGGCGTGCTGATGAAGACCACGCTGGTCGGCCAGCCCGCGCCGATCGTGACGCGCATCTACGAGCGGATGAAGGCCCCGCAGCCCGGCGACATCGTGCTGGAGACCAGCACCATGTACCGGCAGGCCGAGGACTGGTACAAGGGCTTCGGCGTCCTGCTGGAGCACCGCCGGGAGTGGTGGGAGACCGACGCCGACTGGGAGAAGCACTGCGCCGAGGAACGCGCCGCCCACGAGGATTTCCTCAAGGGCCCGTACGCCCATCCGGGCGACGCTGACGAGCCGTGGGAGCCGGGCGAGCGAATGAAGGACCACGCCTGGTACATCCAGTACGGGTCCGGCGAGCGGGACATCTGCCGGTGGGTCAACTGCGAGTTCCTGGCCATCCCGACCGACCCGCGCGGCTGGGACTTCCCGGCCGGCTACCGCGATGGCACCGCGACCGTCTTCACCCGCGGGTCCCTGCTCGGCGGCCTCGCTGACAGCGGCTTCGCGCTCCGCGACCCCTCTGCGGGAGCGTCATCATGACCACCGACACCAACCCCGCGGCCTGCGCGGTCGACTGGGCGGCGTTCGGCCTGGCCGACGCTGCTGCCAGCCTGGGGCTCGGCGCGTGCACCGTGGAGGCGAGCTTCGAGATCTCCGAGGCGTGCGTTCACGAGCACGTCGCCCGGTCGCTGGCCTGCCACGAGTGCGTGGCCGAGATGCTGTCCTACGAGGGCGAGCCTGGTAACTGGTGCTGCGGGCCGTGCGCGGCACTCGGGCATCAGTGCCCCGCTCCGCTCATGATCGCGGACCTGGCCGAGACGGAAGGAGCCCGTCCATGAAGCGCCACTGGTTCCAGGATCGCGACGGCACGTTCTACCGGAACCTGCCGCTGATCATGGCCGAGCAGGCCCGCTGCCGGCCGTACCCGTGGCTGTGGCGGCACCTGCGCGAGCTGGACGCCGAGTGGGACCGCGCATGGAAGGCCGGGGTGCTCCGCAAACCTGCCCTCGGCCGCGGCGACGTGCTGGCTCACCCGGCTCCGATGCGCGAGGCATACCCCGGCCGGCCTGGGCTGTGGGTGCTCGACGAGGAATGGCCCATGGACCACATTGCGGACGCACCCCCGGAAGGAGCCCGTCCATGACCACCATCGCCGAATCCTGGGCGCACGGCTCCCGGCTCGGCCGCGAGCACCGCAGCGTCCGCATGCACCTGGTGGAAGATCACGCCGTCGAGCCCGGCTGGGCCGAGAACGCGTCGGACGGAGCGGTTCACGGCAAGCACGACGGGCTGCACCGTCACGTCTGGGCGTACGAGGCTGATCTGCCGCACGGCGCGAGGGAAGCGGCCCGGTGACCGCTCCAGGCCCGGCGCAGCTCTGGCGCGAGGCGGGCGGCGGCACCGACCACTACGACCCGGAGCGCTACAGGGCGCTGATGCGCCAGCACGGCCACTTGCTGAGCCCTGGCGATGACGGGTACGAGCAGGGATCGCGCGACCTGCCGTGCGGATGGCCCGGCGGCCAGCGGACAGCCGGGCCGGAAGGGGAACAGCCGTGAGCGAGCCCTTCGAGGCGGCAGCGCGGCGGTCGATGCTGGAGCGGCTGGCCGGCGGCCTCGCCATCCTTTCGCATGCCCCTGAGCTGGAGTGGACGTGCTGCTTCCAGCCGTTCGAGCACGGCTGCTACAGCGACGGCTCGCCGCTTGCATGGGAGTGGCGGTTCTGCAACGGCGGGATGCCGGGCCGGTTCTTCGAGACCAGGCCATGCGGGCACTGGCACCACCGCCACGAGTGCCCGCCGGTTGCGCTTGGCGCGTCCTCATGACGGCCCCCGGCCCCGTCCTTTCCCGCCTCGCGGAGTGGTGGCGCCCGGTGATCGTTCCTCCCCTCGACCGCGCCTCTCCGGTACCGGACGGGGCAATGGGGGGCAGCCCGGCTGACGGCGCGGACCAGGACGGGGCTGCGGGTGATCACGGGTCGTGAGACTGGCGCCGCGTTCCGCTTGACGGTGGAACCAGATCGGTTGCATAATGGTTGCATGGCCCAGTTCACTATCCGCATCCCGGACGAACTCCGGGACCGCATTGTCAGCGCAGCCGATGCCGACAAGCGCTCCATGAACGGCGAGATCGAGTGGCTGCTGGAAGGCGCCTTGGCCGAGCGCGCCAAGCGCGGGACGTCAGGCGACGGGGGCTCACATGCATGAGATCGACCACCAACTGAAGATCCGCGGGGCCGCCGCCGTGTACCGGCTGTTCGCGGCAGACGGCGAGTTGCTGTACGTCGGAATGACCAAGGACGTCGGCCGCCGCTTCAGGGATCATTCACACGAGAAGGACTGGTGGCACCTAGTCGCGCGCCACGAGATCGTCCAGTACGAAACTCGCGGCGAAGCCGCTTGCGCTGAGGATCTGGCGATCAACACGGAACGGCCGACGCGCAATCGCTTCGACCCCATCGCGTCTCGCGAAGCGTCCTGGGCGCTGACCCCGCCGCCTCGCGAAGCGTCTGGCTCCAAGCTCAAGTTGCCGGCTCTCCGCAGTGGCGACCGCCACAAGGGGAAGATCATGACGGTTCGCTTTCCGGCGCCGCAGCGGGACCGCCTGAAGCAATACGCGGCGAAGGTCGGCAAGGGCGAGCGAGAGGTAGTCCGCGAGGCCATCACCGAGTACCTGGACAAGCACGACCCCGACACCAACAGGGAGCAGCAGTCATGAGCCAGTCATACGACCTCACCATTCAGTTGCGAGTCGGCGCCCGCGACGGCGTGACCCGATCCCAGATCCTCGCGGGAGTGGAGGCCGCGGTGCGAGACGTCCGCGAGCAGCAGGACCCGGCAACCGCATGGTGGGCCGAGTCCGCAGCCGCTGTCTATGCCAACGTGGGCGACGGCCTCGCCGCTGAGCAGGAGCGCGACCGATGAGCAACACCATGGCCCCCTACCCGACCCACCGGTTCGCCGGCGTGAACAGCGAGCGCCAGGGTGTCGGCCTTCCCGGTCACTGCGAGCGGTGTGCCGAGTTCGGCCACGTCCGCGCTCACAAGAACCTCGGCTGCGGCGACGTGGGCTGCGAGGCCGCGCACGGCGACGCCGAGGAGGCGACCGCATCCGCCTTACCCGCCACGCAGCCCGCAGATGCCCGCTGGGACGCCCTGAAGGCGTACCTCCGCGACCGCATCGACGCCGAGACTCCCGTCATGGAGGGCTTCCGGGGAGGGATCACCGGGGCCGCGTCGGGCGGGATCGTGTCGGCGTGCAGGTCCGCGCTGGCCGAGATGAAGCGACTGGAGGACGCGCGATGAGCGACCACCCCGGCTACTGGTGCCATGACTGCCAGGTCGAGGTCATCTACTGGTCCGAGTTCCTGGAGCACGCGAACGCTGGCCATGCGATCCAGGTCGGCGCACCGGAGGGGGAGAACGCACGATGAGCACTCCGCTGGTCGACAGCATCATCGACACGACCCCTGCCGCTGACGTCCTGGCCATGGTGTCCGCCGCCATGCTGGCCCTGGCCGACGCCGCGACGCCTGACCGCTGGGTGGAGATGTGCCTGGGCTCGGAGGGCTGCCAGGTCATCCGTGACTGCGGCCCCCGCGAGCGGGACCGCCGCGTCGTAGCCCGGCTCACCGGCAAGCGGGAGTGGAAGCACGACCACGCCGACGCCGCCTACCTGGCCGGGATGCAGCCGGCCGTGGCCAGGGCAACCGCCCGCCTGCTCGCGGAACTGGGCGAGCACGCCGCTCACGGCAGCCAGGGCGCCCTCGTGGCGGATGGCATGGACATCGCCCGGGCCTTCATGGACGCGACGGGGTGGAGGCCGTGAGCGACGACCCGAAGCTCTGCGCCCGCTGCGATGACGAGCCTGTCGGCCCCGGTCAGATCCTCTGCCTGCGCTGCGCCGCGGACCTTGAGTCTCGCGGGGTTGAGTTCTGGTACGAGCAGGCCCTGGCCGACGAGGACTGACCCCCCGAATACCGGTCTGTGTATTTTGCAGCCTGCATGCCACTCTTATCTGCATGGCCAGACTGCTCGCCTTCCTGCACATACGCCGGCGCCCGAAGCCCAGGCACGCCGGCGGGTACGCCCGCTACACCTGACGCCGGTCCCTGATTCCGTCCCACGTCAGCGGTACCATCAGGGCATGGCCGCAGCCCTGCACGACACCTCCCTGGCGCCCCTCACGTCGTCGCTGCCGGACCTGGGACGGGTTCCCCTGGGGCGCATGCAGGAGCAGGGCGCGGAGGGGCTGAGCGAGACGCTGAACAGGGTGCTCCCGGCGCCCGAGGTGTCCCAAGTGCCCGTCGCTGCCTTTAATAGCAGCATATGAGTAGCTTGGCGGCGCAGGCGTTACCTGGGCTGGTAGCGCGGCTCCGGATCGCGCCACGACTCGTCTTCCGGCTCCCAGGGCTGCGTATAGCCGCTGAGCGGCGAGCCCGAGTGGTGATGCCTGCCGCTGCACGCCTGCGGCCCGTAGCCGATTCGCCAGCGGTCGCCCTGGTCGGTGTCCTCATTGTGGCAGCACTCGACCAGCGAGCAGCCGCACCACAGGCCGAGGTAGCGGTCGATGCCCAGGCGGTCGCGGGACAGCCGGTTGTCGCGGGTGTCAGGCCAGGAGCGGTGGCCGCTCATATCCGCTCCACGCCCATCACCGCGACAGCCAGCTTCCCGCCCACTGCCGCGGTCTCGGCCATGCACTTGAGGCACCGGACCACCCTGCATCCCCGGTCGGCGCAGTGCCAGCGGACGGTGCGGGACTGGCAGGCATGGCACCAGGGCGGGGAGCCCCAGCCGGACAGGTGGCCCGCGTAGAGGCCGCGAGGCTCGCTCATGGCGCCAGCGATTCCACGATGACGCCGATCCCCAGACCTCGCCGGTACGGGCGCGGGATCATGAACGACTCGACCGCCCTGACCCGGCGCACCACGCCATCGAGAAGGACATCCTGGCCGACGAGGGATTCCGGGTAGTCCAGGTTCGGCTCGTCCACCACCCACAGCAGGCCGTGACCGTTGAT